GCAGTAAGATCTTCATGCTTAACCATTTTTTCTAAACCGGGAATAGTATAGCTTTGATTATCGTCTTCGGTCCTGTCCATCTTAATGATGTGTCTGGCTGACTTTAATCTACCTTTTAATTGATCAATAGTTAGATCCATTGCCAAGGCTAGATCTGATTGTTTCTTCCAAGTCTTGTTTCTTCCTACTTCTTTTGATTTAGCAACAAGCTCTTCAGCTTCCTCAAATGACATTGAGTTTGGTGATTTAGGCATTAGTTAGTCTCTATGTCTATTTCATCATTCATTCTATAAACAGTTCTGCAATCGTAATTAGAACATATTAGCTGGCTAATTTTTTGATCATCTAAATGCTGTTCAGCTTCAATATTAAAATCAATAGATCCACACTCTGTACATCCAAAGATCTCTCTCTTAGCAAATGTTAATACTTTATTCATATAGTCTCCTCACATATCTGTATCGTCTAACTCGTTGGTTAATTTTCTTCTTCGACTACACGATGCAACACAAACATCTGTCGAAGTAAAAGAGATCTTCTCGTGGATGAAGTAATTGAAACTAAAGACACAGATTAAACTTATTATGTTGACTGTGATTAGCTTCCAGCTATGGGACAAAGTAAACTAGCTAAGTTTAATTTTTATCCTGTATTTGCCTGTAAATTTCTATCCATGATAACCTCCCTTTTATCTATTAATTAAATATAAAACTTCTGAAATTTTCATTGCTGTTGCTTTTGTAGTTTTCAAATCAGGTGTTGCACCTTCTCTGTATGTTACTAACAAAACTCCCCATGCATCTTCGGATGACATTATGGGGCATGCAATGTTTGGTACATCTCTATCAAGAGAAGTACATTGACTTAAAACAAAATGACCGATGACATATTCGTCACCTTCCATCCAATATCCTGTTGGTAATAGATCTGCGCTATTTCTTGGCTCAGTAAATAACGGAACAATGTTTCTGGCATCTACCCAATCGTATAACCATATTGAATCAATATCTCTGTCAGATCTTAGAAGCCTTGTCATAAGATCCTCTACTTTAGTTTTCTTTTCAGGATCGTTCTCATACACTTCTACTATTGGGACCTCAGTATCTTCTTCAACACCAAGACTGAGGTATTGTTGAAAACCTATATATCCAATTACAGCGACAATAATAAGGCTTGTAATTTTCATTACAAATGCTGACCAAGATTGCTCTGGTGATATTATTCCTTTTATTGCATCAATGATTTTATCCATCATATTACTTTCTCATCTTTTCAATAGATCTGGACCCAAACCAAAAACAACAAATGCTGGACATCAATCCAGCATCGTAATCCGTAAAGATCTTATCTATTACTTTATATAATTCACCACCATCCATGTAGAGCTGGACAACAGCTAATAGTTTTACTGCTAACCACAATATAATAATCATGTAAGTTACAATTGGTCTTACTGTAGAGCTTAGAGTTACAGACCACTTGCTTGCTTTTGATTGTATTGTTTGTGAATGCGCATAGACACCAGTCACTTCTGCTGTGTCTGTTTTTGCTTCCTGTTCTTGTACTTTAAATTTAGCTTGGGCTTCCAACATTTTTAACTTAAAAGCATTTTCTTGTTTTGCCTTAAAGATATCTATGATGGAAGGAACAGTTGATCCAGCGAAGCCGATAAGACTTCCAAGGATTGAGAACATTAGTCTTTGTTGCTTGTAGATTCGATTGTTATTTTTAGATCTGTTTCTGCTGGTGTTACAGTAGAAACATTTACACTACCCGGCTCTGCACATGCAGTAATCAAAATAGCAATCATAATTGTAATTAAATATTTCATAATCTCTCCTTATATGTTTTGTATTACGACTAAGACAGTCCCACCTAGGACTGAAAATAATGTTGCAAATAAAAGATACTCTAATCTTTTTACTCTGCTTAAAGTTTCCATTGATAGGCTTTCACATGATCGTTGGTGATCTATTAAAGCTTGTTCTAAAACAGCTAATTTTTTGTCTATATCTGCAACAGTTGTTTTAGGCATTATGGAGCATCCACTTGTGTAACTTCGCCTGTTGCACTTACTATTGTTTTACTTCCATCTTGATAGGTTATAGTTCTTCCCAAGTTACCAGATGGCTCTGGTACTAATTCTCCTTCTTCTGGAGGTACATAAGGGTCTTCTTCTACATTAGATACAACAAATTTAGGATTTAAAGTAAAGCCATCTTCTGGTGTATAACAATATTTAAAACTTTCAAAATCTTCTGGTAAGTCATGTGATGCACCCATATGTATGTCTGCATTTTCTAAATTTAGATCTGAATAAAAAAAGAAGAATTGATTTGCTTCGTCTGATTTAAGACCAATTTTTTTTTGATCACCTTCATTTGTATGTTCTTCAATAGTAATTCCATCTTCAACATTACAAACCACTTGATTTGCTTCTTTCATTGTTAATAAATTTGGCATCATTATCTCCTATAAAAAATCTGGTTTAGTTGGAAACTCAACATCTGGAAAACCTTCTTGTGCTGGTAAATCTCTTAATTCTTGTCGATATGTTGTAGCTTCTGTTTTTTGTTCTTCTGTCAAAGAATTATCAGACAACACAGTCCAATCACTTTCTTTTAATAATGTGTCCCTTGTACCTCTAGCATTAAATAATTTTGCTTCAGTTTGTGGATCTTCAGTATTATCAAATTCAATTTCAATAAATTCTTTGTTTGTTGCATCATATACTTGTCTTTGTTCCATAACTTTTATCCTTAACTTTTAATAATTGCGTAAACACTAATTACACCTTCAGCCATTGATCCTGTATCTGGGTAAAAATAAAACTGAGATGCATAATTAGTTGTTACATTATTTGCATCAGATCCACCAACACCATGATCAACAAAAATTTGATTTTGGTTTCCACTCGTTCTTGTGGTAGCCCAATACATATAACCGGGATTTTGAATATTATTTTCCCATCTAAGATCAAAATTTAATCTTGGGCTATGAGCATTACCAATATAAGTTTGTACAGGACTTTGATCTACATATGGAGTTTGATTATAGAAATCAAATTTAAAATAACTTGACCAATCATGGGATCTTGCTTGGTAACTATTACCTCCATAAGTAACAAAATTATGCGTTCTCCAATTATTACCACTTAAAACACTTGATCCACTATGATATGGTTTAATTCGTATTTCTGAGCTTGTATCACTAGCAACACCAAAACCCATTATATGATAACCTCTAACATCAGCTTTATCTATGCCAGAAGGCAAACCAATAATTACACCAGAAGTAACACCACTATCTCGTCTAAAATCTACAGCTCCACAAAATACTCTTGATGTGTCTGCTAAAGCACCACTACTACCAGCGACTTCTTTTGAAGGTAATCTTAGGTTAGTTGTGTGGATAGCTTGACCGACAAATGGGTTATCAGGATCATTGTAAATACTTGCATCTGGAGTTGTAGCTGTAGACAATGCTCCTGTTGAGGTTACAAAGTATTTTGTACCATGTGTTAATGATGTTTGATTTTGTTCAATACTTTCACTGTCAAATGGTAATACTGAAATTGTATTACCAGCAGTACCACCTTTTTGAGCAAAGCCAAATGCCAAAGCTTTGTTTGTACTGTTTGTCGTTAAAGTATGAGGAATGTTACCAGCACTATAATAAGAATTTTGACCATTAGCAGACAGTGATGAATATGTTGAAGTATCAGTGTCGTTTATCTGTAACCATTTACCAGCATTAGCACTATTAATACTTGAAATTGACATAGTATCAACAATAGCCAAAGACCTTCCCCATTGGTAAGCATTACTATTACCTCCACCACTTACAGCACTGCTTTGTGTGATACCAGTTCCGTCTGGACTATAGATACGCATGTGTTGACCTTGACCGACTTGATGCAAGTTATGTGAAGAAGGAACAATGTAGACATCATTTAGATAGTCATAATGAAAAGATTGTACTGGTGCTGGATGAAATTGAGAGTTATTACTACCATGATTTATAACAGTTTGAATTGTTAAAGATGATGCTCCCATACTTATAGCAAGCCATTTAGCACCATAAGTTGTGCTTGGTGAATAATAGGTATGTCTATAGGAAAATAAAACTCTACCTTTACCATCAGCTTTTTGGAATTGACTGTACCACTGAGCATTATTGTCAAATGTTCCATTGTT